GTCTGTGATTACAGTCACTTGCTACGAAGTTCCTGATCGGGCCTATCGCGAGGCTAACATCATCATGGCTGTTTTAAATTTCTTTGTCATCGCTATCGAAGTGTGGCTTGTTTATGCAGTGATTTGCTTTTTCGTCCTTAAATGGAAGATGGCTATCCGAAGCAACAACATTTGGCTGCGCAATTTCTTTACGGTGATGCGCGAACTCCCTTACGAGATCCGAAACGTTGTTTTCTTTTGGGCTCGCCCGGTGGTCCTTTGTGGAATTGAGACTGGCTTAACCGCCAAGTACGCTCCTAATGGGGATATTCAAGTCTTCCTTAACGGGAGGCTCATCAGCGAGACTAAACCCGTTGGAACGACGCATAAAGAGATGGCCTTTGCTTCCAGCACATCCAAGAAAGTCACCGACTTGTCGAATTTTATGGTTCGTTCGTCCGTATGTTTTTATTATAAAGCGGACAATGCTTACTCCTTTGTGGGCATGGGATCAGTCGTCAAGATCAAGGGGGTCGACGGGTGTCAGCGCCTTTATCTAGTAACTGCTGCTCACGTGGCGGATGCTAGCACTCACTTTTCCGCGGCGGCAACGCACGGGAGCTCTGGGCAAAGATTTGTCCTGTTGGGTGAGGCGGTTGTGAAGTCTCCTTATACGAAGGAGGATGATGTCGACATTGCAGCTTACGAAGTCAGCCAGAGCCAGCTTTCGGGCGCTTCTCTATCAACCTATCCGTCTCTTAAACCAGCGGAGACCTGTTCCATTAGTGACGGGGCGTACATTACGGACGCGGAGATTTTGGAGTGCATGGGATATGGTGATCCTTTCTCGGAAGAGAAGGGGTTTTTCCGTTCTCACGGCCCGGCAGTTGATTCTCCCGTTTCAAACCCGATGATTGGGGGCCATCAGGCCTCCACTCGGAAGGGATGGAGCGGGTGCGGTCTTTACATGCGCAAAGGACAGAAGACTTACCTCGCCGGTGTTCACACTGGTGCCCATGGGCAGACAAACACGTTTGTTCTTATGGAAGAGCTCAATGAATTCTTACGAGACGACTTGATCGTCAAGGAGAGGGAGGGCTCTGGGACTAGGAAAAGTCGGAAGTTTGGAGGCGGTGAAGGAAGACAGAGCTCAAATGCGAAGGGTGCCAGGAGTTTCAGGGCGATGTATATTGCCGGAACGAACCAACCTGACACTTACAACTATAGGGGAAGGCTTGAAAACGCCGCCTCAGTAGACGACATCTTGACAGTTAAGAAGTTGATCGAAGAGGATTCGGCCGAAAGGTCTGCACCAAAAGTTGAAGAGAAGCCTATGGCCGAGAGGCGAAAGGATCTCTCCTCCGCTATGCAAGCTTTTGTCAGCCCCGTCAAAAAGCCGCAGACGGGGCTCCCGGCGGTAATGACAAAGGAAAGCCCGAAGCAATCAGAGAATCCGAAGGCGGAAGTAGCGAAAGCGAACGAGCCGACTCCAGC